CCGAATCGTTTTGCTGCTCTGCTACAATACTCATAACACAGAGGAACGTGTTTCACGTTTTCCCAATGAATATCTTTCGGTAATCCAAATTCAGTCCATCGCATTCGCTTTTTCAACGATACAACGCCTTGTAAGTGTGGTGTCCCACTTGCTCCTTTTTCTTCTTGGAAAACATAGTCATATGCAATATGATTGAATAAAGCGATTAATATCTCTATTGCTTCAATAGGATAGTTATTCCATGTAAAAGTGTGATGGAGATACTGCAAAGATTGTTTCTTGGAAGAGGAGGAAGGGTTAATAGTATTACCCCCTTCCTCCGTCTCTAATATCTCTAAATCTGGAACAGGCATTTATAATATACCCATATATTTTATCTTTAAGTCATTTAGGGAATAATTTATAAATTATTTTCTACATGTATATTATAAGATGCCGAAGGGTTTTCGTAAAAATCGTAAGCGTGTTCGCAGAGGTCCTAAAAGGGCTGCAATGCCGTTTGCAAAGCGAGTGTTGTCGGTGTTCAATCAGCAAAGAGAGTTAAAGACAGGGGCCCCCCTGTCGTATTTTATCACGGACGTCCGTGATGCTATAACTTCTGCAACCCGTCCAACCAACTTTTTGCAAATATTGGGTAATATACCCCAGGGAGTTGATGAAAATCAACGTGTAGGTAATTCAATTACGTTAAAGAAAATTGTTATGCGTGGTTACTACCGTATTCAATTTCCTGTCGGCAATTCTTTGAATTGTCGTATCTTGTTACGTAATCTTATTATGCGTCAGCGTAATATAGAAAATGCTGAACTGTTAACAACAGGTCTTGTTACCGCTAATTACAATACTCTTTTAGAACCGGCAAACCCATATCTTGGCTCCGTAGCCGATTACAACACTCCAATTAATAGGGACGCTTTTGTTGTAAAGAAGCAAACGAAGAGAATAATGACTGCTGAATGGGCAGGCACATCAGTTAGTTCCACGCCTGCGTTGGGAACCAGCGAAACATATATGTTCTTCAACTATACTATGACTTTCGGCAAAGGTAAAAAGCTTAATTATAGAACTGGGGGCGCAGCCTTACCCGAGGACTTTCCTTATTTCCTTGCTCATTCCGCTTCTTATTTGGGGTCCAATACCACGTTAGACACTGGTGCAGTTGGTTTCAACTGCACAATGACGCCGTATTTTTACGATGCTTAAAGGGAGGGACCGAGAAAAGGTCATTTAGCCCCGAAGGGCGTAGATGACGATTGACTTTTGAGGTCTCTCTCACTTTTTGTGAGAGACCGAAAAAGTCATGAGGCATTGAAGCCCGAAGGGCGTAGATGACGATGATATTTTAGGAATGCTCTGCTCGAATCATTCAAAAAGAAACCCAAACATTACTATAACGTTTAGATAACATGTGCACTTGCACATGTTATCGAATACCCCAGATTAGTCCAAACATTTCACTACCCATTTATCTAAACTCATAACCTCGCCCACGGCAGGTGGCTTATTAGCAAAGACGATTATATGAGGGTGATTGATGATTTTACAGCCGGTCTCATATTTGGTATTAACTATGAGTCCATTTTTAATGGATTCTAATGCAGAATAGGAAATTTTATTTCCGTTGTTTCGGGGCAAATCAAATATGACCAGGTTGGTTTTATCCATGTTGGCTTTAAAAATCATGTTCATAATATCGCTATAATGACCTTTACCGCAGAGTATTGCATTATAAGTATATACCAGGTAACGGACAAATGTAGATTTTCCGGTGCCCCCGGTCTCACTCCAATACCAGTGTATTGACCTATCGTCTGGCTCTGTTTTGACGTATTCAATGAGTTCATTCTCCCACTGGTAAAATTTTGATTCATCAATTATTTTCAGTTTTAACGGCACGGGATATTTAAGAGACCAGCATTTACCGAATCGTTTTGCTGCTCTGCTACAATACTCATAACACAGAGGAACGTGTTTCACGTTTTCCCAATGAATATCTTTCGGTAATCCAAATTCAGTCCATCGCATTCGCTTTTTCAACGATACA